TTATTCTTTGTTGACATTGCAACTACGTGATCACCCTTTTCAAAAAACTCTCTGGGAAAATATCTATTCATTTGTGTGTTTACCGACTTCTCACTGAAGCCGAGTTTATTCAATCCCTTTAAAAATCCACTTCTACTTGTGCTCATTTTTATAACTTGCTCCCAATAGAATTTGATACATTGCGTTGAGACAGAAAAAGAACAAACAATAGCTTTTGTAATTTTGATTTATGTTCTTCTAGGTTTTCAAACTTTATAGTGTGACCTGCACTAGTAAATTCGTATTGATCGTATACGTGGTCTTTGTTTAGTGATAACAAAATGTTATTAGTTTGCTTCTCATACAAAAATACTTGTGTGTACAAAGGCCTTGACCAGATTCTAATTGAATGATCTATTCTATTTTTAAAGTCATATCCGTGTGCCGAGTATAATTGTAATTTTTTTGCGTTGTGTGTTGTGGTAAAAGGATTACAATCAATGAACTCTACATCGAAATTATTTCTAATCGTGGGACAAATAGTTTTATGACCATCGGAATAGTGCCAGTTTCTAATCTCATCTATGATATTCAGCTTTTTTTGTTCCATATATTATTCTCACAATAGTATTAATTCTATCTTTTTGTGTAAAAGAAGATATCTCTAGCTTTTCTCCATACTTTCTATGAATGGTAGTTCTGTCATCGGCGAATACTATGTAAGGACCACTTTTACTACCGGCAACGGCACAAGGTGGACATTCAACATATATAATTGAATTGTACTTCATTCCTGTATTCTTAGTCAACACGTAAAATACAATTAATTCAAAATCGACAGGAGAAATTCCAACTATTGCCAAAACTTGATATTTGCCTTCTTCAAATACGTAACACATTGACAACTTGTGATTTACGTTTAGACAATATGGAACGACACTTTGATTTTTTAGAATGATTTTTTCCATCAATTCCAAATAAGGCAAATGATATTCTCGCTCACAATCAACAATAAAGTTTTCTAATATTGGATTATCGTGTTTAAGTAGGTGCGTACCGATGCCATAAGTATTATGATACTGAAGTATCTCTTTGGTGATGTTTATAGTTTTTTTATCTTCCATATTGATTAACATCCTTTCGGGAAACGATAAAAAAAGGTCTTAAAAACTATTTGAAATCAGATTTAACGTTTTTAAGCAGCACATATTTAATGATTCCCTCAAACCATTCATTACATTTTACCGAATTAAAATTAGCACCAAGGTTTCGATATACACGATCACTATGTCTGCGCTCAAATGTAAACTCGCCATGCTTCGTCGTATATCTGTTTGGCCCTCTTATTCTATTATTCGATGAACTAGGAACACACACATAAGAAATATTAAAATTTGGATCTATTACAGATGGAGTCTTATCGTCACTGTTATTAAATTCTAATACAAAAAATCCTATAGCAATTTCACTCGAATTAGAAACATATGAAGTCAATTCGCCTATAATAAACTCAATCGATATATCAGGAAACTCTTCCAAAAAAAATGTATAGCACTGTGAGTTAGAAAGTTTGATATCCCAAAGAAAATTTACTATATGAAATATCTGTGTATGATCTATGCCATAAGACATCGCCTTTGCGAATATTGATTTTGCGGTTTGTAGTACAATGGCCTGTCGAGTAAAACTTCTGCTTGAATTGAAATTGGTTAATATGGGATCTGTGGCCACACTGTGTGGCGAAACTTCTGCTCGATTTACAGAATTATAATAATCAAAAAGAATTTTAGTAATATTCATCAACATCGAAGTCCGGATCTGTTTTACATTCCGATAGATATCTCCAATTAGGTCCAACGCAAGGATCTTCTTCTGGAAAGAATGCCTCTTTAAAATCGGCACAACCACTAAAGAGAAAACAAACTACTATTATGCCGATCAAAAAGAATAAGAACTTTCTATTCAAATCTATGATTTTAATTATTCTATCTACATCGTCGTCGTTCATATTCTACCCTCCGGACACCATCCCTTTAAAAAATCAAAAATAGGTCTACCAACAAATTCACAATCGCTCATTTTTATCCATTTGCCATGCTGATCGCCGTGCGGTTTAATCACCCTTAGCATTTTCAAGGATGATTTAACACGCAAAACTGAGTACAATTCACCCCTACATCTAATTATATCACGAATTTTTATTTCCTCTGAGCCATTCATTTGATATCACCTTAAAAGAGGTATAGTTACGTGCATCACCAAAAGACTTAAACACAAGACCTTCTCTTGGTACATCTGCCAATTCAGATCTGCCATCTGCCCAGTTTATTAAAATATCCAGAGATTCAAAATCCTCCAAACTTACATTACTAAACGTTGGTACATGATGTAATCTTGCATCGAGTCCTATCAAACTTAAAAAGTCCATTCTCTCTTGAGAAGAAAAATATCTCTGGTTTCTTATATCAAATACATCAAATATCTTGAGAGTAGGTTTTTTCAATTTATATGAATTCGATTGTATTCCTGGTCCTATTAATTCTCCCTGTAAGGCGACAGAAGTACCTTTCAATCTGTGATTAAGTTCCAATTCTTCAGCAACACAATACCATGCACTTTCTTTACCTAGTTTCTGCTCAAAGTTTCTACTACAAGCGCCAAATCTACCTTCATGATGAAAGAACGTTGCACTTTTACCATCTAATTTTTCACTCACCTCAAATTTCAAATCGTGTGGTAGTGACTGTAGATGAGAAAACATGTTTTGTATTCTTTCTTGATCTGTTTTTCTTATGAAATGCGGAAACTTGCCAAGTATATCCGCATATATGAATTTCAATTCTGGTTCGTACTTTGTTATTCCTAATTGTTCTGTGACATCAGCACCTTCTGCCGTTGATACATCCACAAATCCTTGAAGCGGAAATACCAAACCTTGTGATATTTGATTTCTAATAGTAATCGTTTTTACTCTATCACCACCAGGCCCTCTCAATTTACCCTTTGATGTCTTTTCATCCCACAAATTTGCACGTTTCAGTAGATCAACTGGAACGACAGAATCAATCTCCAAATAAACAACTTTATCACCAACATTAAATTGATCTTTTCTAACTACACACGACCATCCATCGACCCTAGCTACGACTATATTATCGGCATCAGGAATCGAATTGATGTCTGCTATTTTTCTAACAGAAGCTAATTTTCTCATTATATGCCTTACAGAAATATTTCCACAAATGTTGAGCCTAGTTGGTATTTTAGCACACCATCATTTTCTAGTAAAGCGGGTTTCAGTGCCAAATCATAATCTTTTGTCAATAAATTTAAAATAGTTTCTACAGTCGATGAGTCTTTAAGGAAAAATCCCACGGTCACACTAGGAGAATCATCAAAATAAAGAGTCAATCTAAAATCTCCAGGTTTGGTCGAGCAAGTTATTCCATTTACCTTAGCTTGTCTCCAAGAAATGGATAATGGATCATTTTTATCTCTTGTCACAACGTTCAACAATACATTTTCAGCACTCATTTACATCCTTTGTTAAGTTTAATCAGTTTTCTTTTTATAGTCCGTTTCATAAAAGCCTTTACCCTTAAATTGAGGCTTACTAGGTAATGGAAAAACTCGTACTAGAGTATCCGTAGCCATACAATCGGCACAATAAGTTGGTTTATCTTCCTCACTAAATTCTACATTCTCAAATGTATGATCGCATCTTTGACATTTATATTCAACTATGGGCATATGTTCTTCTCCTATCTTGATACAACCCATTTACTGTTTACATCATTAAAATCTCTTCTCATCTTCACAACAACGGGCTGATTTAACAATTCATAGTGTTCATCTAATACCGATGCATTTACAAACTTTACACCAAATTTTTTCTTAGTCTGTAAGTCATATTGTTTAGTGTGTATGTGACCAAAAACATGCAATTTCAGATTGTCTAACTTTTTAACTGCATTCAAAAGTTCTACATCACCACACGCTTCGCCATTTAAATTCTTATCTAAGATGTTAAAACAAGGACCGTGAGTAATTAATACATCGGTGTTTGTTGGTATCTGATCCCAATATGCAAAAAGTTTACCTCTTGGTATGTTAAATGCCCAATCAAAAAAATATGGTGTGTATGGCGAACCAAACACGTTCAGGTCATACGATGAAATATAATGAGATTGATGATGCAGATATGTAATATTGGGAAACTTTTTTAAAATTTGATAACAACTAGTGGCATTATAATGAAACTTCTCAAAACACCAATCGTGATTCCCTGCTATGAATATTTTATGCTGGTGTTCAAATTTATCGAACCAAGACAAAAAAGAATAAAGACTATTAATCTCGCCAACGTTGGTGATGTCGCCAGAATGTATAAGAATATCACCAGTTGGCACTGTCTTTAATTGTGTGTGCTTAGTGTGAGTATCACTTATGCATACTATTTTTATTTCAGTATACTTTTTCATTTCAATACCTCGACTATAACTATAATTATAGTATCACGAGTGATCAACAAAAACAACTAAAATTCTAATTTTTCAAAATATTTGGTCCTGAGCCATTCGGCAGTTTCTTTTACTAGAGATTTCAAGTCATTACAAATTATTTGATGAACAGAACCATCTTTTTGTTCTACTAATGCATCCCACTTTATCGTATTAGATTCGGTAAAGTTGCCAATTCTAACTTTGCATTTTAAACTACTCGTAAATGCATGTAAACTATTGAGATCGTATAAGTATTCTGATTTGTTTATTATTGTGGTATTTGATGCCATATCAATCCATTGTTATTACAATTTCTACAATTTCAAATATGTTTCTGATAATTTTTATTTCACCATTTTCATTTTGCCATTTTCTATCGAGTGGCGGAATTATATTATATCCCGCCAGATCTTCTATGCTGTGAAAATGAGAACTTCTATCACATATTTTTTCTGCTAAGGAATGATTTTCAGTAACAAAGTATACCGGATTGTCCTCATCAATTTCTAATTCTATACAATCGTTTTTGCCAGGTCTAATTTTTAGATATTGATTGTTCTCCTTCTTCCTAATCAAATACATATTTGTTCCTAATCATGAAACAGTTTCCAAGCAAATTTATACCAGAGATTTTTGATCTTACCAAAATTCATTAATTGATCTTCTATGAGTATTTTCTTCATTTCATACGTGGACATTTCATTGTCATTATAATCATCACTTATACGCTTTCTGTATATTAAGTTCCAATTACTAGTACTATGATTCTCGCACTCTTCTTGTGCATATTTTTCTACGGTTAGAAGTCCATGTCTATACTGTATTATAAACATGTCGTTCAACTGATTTTTTGCACACCACTGCGTTAAATCAAAATGACTATGCACCTTTACTATGTTGGTCAACATTTATGAAATACTCCAATTTATATAAAACGTCTCTGATGTTATCGCTTTCCGAAAAGAAACAAACTCCATCAACACCATTCTTATTTCGATAATAGACCTTTATTTTCCATTCATCGGGTGTGCTTGTTTTTGCTTTTGGATTGGTTACGGAAGATACTGCGATATTCGATTCTGGAAATCTTTGCACTAAAAATTGTGCGATGTTTTCACACAACGAATGCAATTCATAATTAGCTGTCATATTATTCTCCTCTTTCATTACCACTAAAAGTCAGTGACAAACTTACAAAACGGTATCACAAACTGACTCAGAAAAATTAGTGATACCGTAAACCAAAACAGACATTGTATCATACAATCTAATATACATTCTATAATACTTCTCACGACTAGTCAACTCAAAAATTACAACAATCAATCAAACGAACTTTTTATATCTATTTTCTTCACATGTTCCAAATTCTCCTTTTCTCTAAATTTTACTACAAGCAATCCATCTTTTAGTACAGCCGATTCTACCTCAGCTTCAACCACAGATGATATTTTATAAGTATACTTAAAAGGACTAACAAATTCATTAGATTTGTCCGAAGAAATGCTTAAAATTCTACTTAATTCATTATATTCTATATTTACATCTTCGGTTGAATGTCCTGCTAAATTCAAATTGACTGTATAATTTTTTGGTGAATGTCCGATGAAAGGCGACCCTCCCAAAAGTTCCGAAAGAATTGACATAGTTTTTCTCCTATTAAAAAACAAATGTTATACACAATCTCTTTCTAAACATCAGATCAAGATTCTTCAAGATGCTTTCTCAAAATTTTTTCCCATTGGTCTGCGTCCATTCGCATACCTAATCTATTTTCTAATCTGGCCTCACGAATTTCATCCGTAATTAATTCTCTAGTATTGGCGTTGAGATTATTCCAATTTCTTAATATATCTTCAACGACGATACTAACAATATAAGTTTTTCTGCCCAGTGCATATCTAAATGCAGAAAGTAGAGAATTGCAAGTCACAACACACTCAGCTTCGTCTTTATGCACTTTTCTCTCCGATTAGTTTATCAACCTGTCTTTGTATTAACTGAACATCACCATCCTGTCTTATTACACGCTCCGTCATCTCTGGTGATACATAAATGCTTATTTCGTTCTTCTTATATCTATAGTGTATCACAGGCGGACCAACAAGTCTAACACTAACTATTAGTCCATCCTTTTCCATATACAAGGAATGATCTTTGATATCAAAGTTCCAACCTCTAAGTTTTCTAAAAATCAAATATACATCGCCCCTATTTGTGGCTAGATATTTGGATAAACTTAAACTCATTCCGCATTCTCCGCTTTTGTGTTTTTATTTCTTATCTTTGATATTTCTTTCCATATTCTTTTTTGTCTGGTGATCTCGGCGGACCAGTATTCAACTCCGTTTGCAATTTGAGTTTCTATTGGATCGGTTATTGGTCCATAAATGTGAACACCCCATCCGCCAAATTGATCGAACGAAGGTCTTTTAAATTTCGCACTAGCATCATCTTGCTCTTGCTTCCTTGTCGTCTGCAATCGATCTGCAACGCAAGCCGTAACCCATTCTTCTAATGATTCTCTATCGTCAAAGTATAACATATCACTGTCTACATCGATATACACCTTTGACATTTCTAGAAAAACGGGGACTGGTATTTTTAAACGAACCTTCTGAGTCTCGATATCAAGAGACAAAAGATTTTCTATGTTAGTTTCTAAGTAAAGATTATTGTCGTCGAAAAATTCTCGGTAAAAGTGAAAATCTAAATGTTTCTCCGACTCATCCTCCTTTGGATAATGTTTAAGTGTTATTTTAGTACTCATATATGCTAAAAAACTCTCAATAAATACTCATATAGAAAACATTATATATCATTCTAATTAAAATGACAATAAAAAATAGACTATTAAAATTAATATCAGAAGATAAAAATAAATTGTCCAAACTTCTCTTTGAGAAGGGATTTAATAGAAGCACATCTAATGATATTGAAAATATGAAATTGTTTGCTAGAAAGCAAGATGGATATCATTCTATCATAATTTTTCAAAAAAGTGAACCGAATTTAAAGGAATTTGATCAAGTATTTTTTTGTTTATATAATCACAAAATTGGAGAAAAAATAGGCTCCTGGAACTCGGATACGGGTAAAAGTTCCGATCCAGAAGCTGCTATAATTTGTGAATGGCTGATGCCATTGCCAAATACATTTAAGGTTAGAGATTAACCATTTAAAACTGCGGGAATCATAGATTCCGAAACATACTGTGCATCATTGCATAGTACTGTTATTGATTTTTTAATTTGATCGAGACAGCGGAAAAAGTTTTCATGATCGTTCTTTTGCGACCAACTTTCTAGCTCGGATAATAATCGCTTTTGATTATGAACAATATTTTCATAGAGATGAAGTCTTTCCGAAAGTCCACTCTGACCTTCAAGTTCAGAAATAATTTTACAGTCAAAGATTGCAGATTCTAAATCTTGCAAATTACTTTTTAGGTTGTTCAAAACCCCTGACAACTGTTGTTTCATTCAAAGCACCTCTTTTTATTAAATCTTCGGAAAATATAGAAAATAAGACTATAACTGTTAATACAAATAAAACCGCAACTACATCGACCAAAAAAACTTTGGTATCACTCGATAATTTCATTTCACAACCTAATTTTAGAAGACTCGACTATTCCTTAGCTTTATAGTGACACTATGACACTGTAGTATATATTTATCAATATCAATTTTTATCATTTTAAGAATATAAGAAAGTATACTTTAGACTATTCATCACTTTCTTCCGCTTCTTTTACGGCCTTTTCAAACTCTTTCTTACCCTTCTTTGTGCCCAAAAACTTATGCAATTCTTCAGGTGAAGCAAATTTGTGCTTGGTCTGTAGTTTGCCAAGTGCAACATCTTCATTGTGTCTTGAAATTGCATCTTCAAACGATTTCTTGGACTCTTTGACCGACTTCTTTAATTGTTTTAGTGTCTTTTTCTCTATCTTTGGAATAACAGGGCCGTTTTCTTTGATTTTGATATCTTCATATGGAGCAATTTGCATACGATATAACTCTAGTTTGGCACACTCAAGTGCACCCATTATTTCATTCCAATCGGAATAACCAACACCATAAAAATCTACATGTTCTTTAGCAAATTCAATATAACCAAGTATGAGTTTGGTAATAGTATAATTTAATCTACCGGCCAGTAATCCATCACCCGTCTCACCAAAATGAACTATATCTACCAATTTTTCTATTAATTCGTCTATATACGTATCTAAAAGTCTTCTTTCTTCGATTTTAATGTACGGCATTCTATTGTTCTCCTTTCAGCATATTGGCAAGTTCGCCGTTTTCCACCTGTTCCCAATCTACATAATAAATTGGCAACCCAAGACCTTGTGCATATTTAATTTCTTCTCTTACGCCTACTGATTTTTCCCAACCTTCTAATTTGAGTACTATCACACTATCAGATCTTTCGACAAATGCTTTATCAAAGTGTTCCCAAAATGAAAAAATATGCGGTAGTTCATAATCTTCCCAAGGTGCATTGTATGATATGGGAGAAAAAACAAAAACGTTTTGCTTTAAAAGTTCAACCGCAACATCGGTAACTTTTTTGAATCTTTCTTTCATTACAGCTTTATCGGCGTGTGTGTATGGACACGCTAAGTAATGCAGTTTATACGTGACTTTATTCATATATTCAACCCTCTCTTCTTTGTAGAGCGTATGTTGAATATAACACGATCACAATGTCGTGTCAATTATAATTAAACAGTGTCCTTGTATCGCTCAAATGGATCTTCGTGTTCAATTTTTTGCCAGAATCCATCTCTTGCCACTTCAAGATCTATCGTGTATGCTGTGAATGATATGTGGTGCTTTAATGATGTTATTAAATAATTGCCATAATAATATCTATTATACTTTTCGGGTCTGTTCGAGTCAACGTCTCCGGCCTCTTCAGGAAGCTCTATTTTGATGACCTCACCAACATTTCGTCTAGGATCGCCTGGTATACTCATAGCGAATCTCGTGTAAAACATTTGAGCCAATTTGGCAGTTCTACTCAGCGCATATGATTCCAAATTTAATGAATGTTCTTCTGGATTATAGGATTCTATTCCCAAATTTGTGCTTATTAATTTTCTATGTGCCATCACAGAATCGGCAAGATGGCTATTTTCCGATATAACCCTTTCTGGTTCCAGCTTGTTGAAACTATCCCAATCACGATTTATTTTGAAATCGTATTTGTTAAATTTTCTTAAAACCGAATCGACCGTTATCAATTCTTGGCCATAAAATCCCATATCAAGGAATCTCATCGTGTCGTACCAGCCTACCCAGTCTATAAACTCAATTCGTTTAATATCCTTTTCAACTTCTTTACTATAGTTTTCAGGATTTCTCATATTAGCAATTCTTCTGACATACGTTTCAGTATGTTCCTGCAATAATAGAGAATCCAAACTAACATATCTAAAATCTGTTTTAGTTTCAAAGAATAGATAAGGTGGCATATGACCTTTGCCATTCGTTGAGCCGCTTGGTATTGATCTGGCCGCAAAAAGGTTTATCAATTCATATGGACTTTTATTTCCAATACAAAAGTTATGCTCACCTGATGTTTCTTCTACTATTAGTTTCTTTCTAGATTGCTCTGGTTTTGTGGTATCGGTGATGTAGTTATTAAATACATCTTTGACCATATCAGAATATTTTACGTGCTTCCATCCCTTGAACACTTTATTTTTATATGCATTACAACTCTCTCTGGAAAGCAAGTGAAATGTATATTGTTGTGCTTTAGTTTGAAGTATTGTTCTTCCCGTGACTTTGTAAACGTCAAATTCTAGTATGATAGGATCAAGTTCTTCTGATGGTTTCTCAGGATTTCTTTTTGTAAATATCACACGCAAAACTTCTTCGCCGATAAATGGAAAAAGAGTACACAGATCCATAGCATCCGTCACACTCAATTCTCCTGTCATTGGTGTACCGAAAATGTCCTCATAGATCATTAAATTGCCACGCAAGGCAGAGATATCATAATCTCGTCCGTTGTATGCAATTAGACGCATTTCTTTTAGTACGTAATCTTTTACGTTTACATTATTTTCCATAATTTATTTGAAGATTTTAATCAAATCGTTTATCAATGTGTTTGCTTCCGTTTTATCGATCACCCTTCTTCTACGTTTTATATCATTTTGTAATATTTCCCATTCATAAAAGCTGTATTTTGTTCTGTTTGATTCGGAAAGATTTAACCAGGTAGCATAATCAACTTGAAATACGGCAGGAACTTTTTCAACACTAATTGAATTAGTCTTTTCATTATACACATCTACTTCCTCAAATACTTGCCAATAAGAATGTATATCGGTCAAAATATCAGCACTTTCTAATTGAGATGCCGATGACGGAAAAGGTTGAGAAAACGCCGATTCTATTGTAAACCTTTTATTTGCCAAATCAACAGAAATAATCTTGCGATATTCATCTCTAAATGGATGTTTTATCGTTTGGTTTATTTCTATCGGAGTAGTTTTTTGTATCTGGTAATTAACTATTGTTGAACTGACAGAAGTGTCTATCCACACGTTATTAAGTAGTCCTAATTTTTGAAATATTCTACTAGGATCTGAACTGTTATATTTTTGCTCAAGATATGAATTGAATTCATTAGTATTCATTGGCCAATCATGTATTGGATCTATCATATCATTGGCATAAAAGAATAACCATTCATTCTCAGAATCGCCATAATATTGATCGGACAAAATATCAGGTCTGGAATTTTCAGGAATTCTAACATCATTATATCCAGTAATATTTTGTTTCAGCTTTTCTTGCAAAACGGCCCTACGAAATATATCCGTAACTACTAAACCATCATATTCTATTGTCGGAAAATATTTAAAATGTTTCATTAGTAATTCTGCCTTATATGGTCTTTTGTTAGCATGAAAATTTCTTGGAATTCTATGCTCAAGTCAACTTGAACAGGTGCACCGGTTCCTATAAAAAATGAGGCCTGACCCGGACCATATCTTGCGGTCAAGTTTGTTATAACACAAGGACCAAAGTTAAACATAAATGCATTACTTTTGCCTGTGCTATAAAATCTTAAAATCATTTCGTCAGGATATTCAAATGTTGTTCCTAGTGCAACCCCTTCGCCTCCTACTCCTGAATGTGATGCTTCTTTTAATCGTTTTATTAAATTATGTATTGCTCCACTTTCTTCGGGAGATCTTGCAAAAAGTTGCCATTCTATTGAAATTGTTCTAAAATCGTGCGATTGATATAATAGTGCTTTGTGTGGATTTACTATTGATCTACTACCCCTTTGTCTAACATTACCAAATACGGTAGCATCGATTGCTCTTATGCCAGAGGCGACATTGGAAGCACCTTGTGAGGCGTTTGATGAAATTTGTCCCAGTCCTCCCATTATTTCCGTAGCCGCACCTGCCATCCCACCTAGCGCATCGTCTTGCCACCTTGCACTATATCTAGCTTGAATATCCGGTGGCATATAAAGTGCTATCGTATCCGTAAGCTCAGGTCTATTAGAATTACCTATTATATCAATTTCAATTCTCGATGAATTTTTTGTTCCATTAGAACCTTCATTATCTAATAAATCAAAAGGAAAAACAAATTTTTGTACATCGCCCTTTCTCGGCAAGTTTGATGATTTGAAAATATCAAAACCTAAGCCTATTGTTAGTAGGTTTTCGCCGGCGGTGACCATCTCTCTAAATGCAGTTAGTCCTGATTCTGTGTTGGATGCTATCCAAGTAAAGGCAGACTCTAGATTGGTGAGGTTCAGTTTATCAAATTCAGCCTGTGGTATAACAGATCTTATTTGTGAGAATACTGCATCCTGCATTGCAGATTCTGAACCATTTGCTCTAGCTCTGGCAACAAGATCCGCAATTTGTTGTTGTGTGCTTTGTGTGTTATCTGGCATATAATCTAAATATGTTTATGAAATACTATCAAGGACAATTTAATCCCAGAAATAAGCAAAAGTACGTTGGCAACGTAAATGCCATATATTATAGATCCTCTCTAGAACTTAGAGTATTTATATGGTGTGATAGAAATTCTTCCATCACAAAATGGACATCAGAAGAAGTTGTCATACCCTATAAATGTCCAATAGATAATAACATGCATAGATATTTTGTAGATTTATTGATCGAATTTAAAAATAATGAAAAAATGTTGGTTGAAATAAAACCAGAAAGATTTACAAAACCTCCAAAAAAAGGAAAAAGTGATAAAAGATATTTAAAGGAAACTATTGAATATGCGAGAAATATGGCAAAATGGGAACAAGCATCAGAGTTTGCAAAGAAGAATAATATAGAGTTTGCAGTATGGACGGAAAAGACGATCAAACAACTGGGATTATAGAAGACTATAGTGACATATTACAAAAACTAGAACAAGTTTGGGATATGTATTCAAATAAAACCAAACGACATGAAACAAATAAACTGAAAGAATTGAATTGGTTTGAGGAGATGTATAATGAACCAATAAAATATGACAACCTAAAAGTTGTATTTTATGGCGAATTATATATGTTCAACTATATGGCAGAAACTACACAAGAATATGACAGACAACCATTGGTCATAAGTATCTTTCCAAAAGATAGAGAAGGATTTCACGGTATAAATTTGCATTATGTTGCACCAAGACTAAGAGCGTCCTATTTGTATAATTTCATAAAAAATGAAATGGAAAATAGAACAAGCATTAGAACTAGTCCACCGACCGTGAAAAGAATTAAAAGATGGGATATGTTAAGGACATATAAACACTGCATAAAGCACTATAAATATGAAAGGGTTCGTGGTAGTCTTAAACAATTACCAAAACAATACTGGCCATTTGTACCGTTTTTACCTTTTGAAAAATTTATAAATGTGGCGAAAACAAAGGTATGGCTAGAAGGTTCAAAAAAACAAGAGTAACAAATGTCACTAAGAACGCCAAGTCTAACAAATTTTTTAAGTTCAGTCGGAAAAGGCTTTCAGAGGCCTTGGAGATATTATGTACTATTTGATCTTCCATATGGACTCACCAAAGATCAAGGCTCACTCAGAGAGGTTTCAAATTTAGTACCAGCATTAGCATCAAAGGTTGAATTACCTGGCAGAGAAATAGAAACGGTAGAATGGAAACATCAAGGCAAATTGAGAAATATGCCAGTTTATGCCAAATGGCCTTCTATACAAATTACATTCTTATGTGATGAGGAGATGAAGATTAAAAAAATGCTAGATGCATGGCAAAATTTTGTCATAGACCCAAATAGCTATTATGTAAATTATTACGATGAATATGGAAGACAAGGATGTACAGTCGCAAGTTTAGATTCGGCTGGCTTGCCAACTTACTGCGTAAGAATAAATGAATTTTGGCCTAGAAGAGTTGATCCAGTAATATTGACCAGTGATGGTGGACAATCTGTAGCAACGGTAGAAGCAGAATTTGTTATGAAAGATTGGCACAATTCCGATAGTATAGGATTACAACCAAATTCTAGTGGCGCTGATGATATATTTTCAAAATTAAGAATAGATCCAAAATCTTATATAGATTATCTATTACAAAACGTTACAGACCCTAACGATAGAAGTAGTATATTGAGTTTAAATGACACCCTAAATAAAAGACTAACTTCGGACTTTAATCACTTAAAAGGTTTCGTCTTTGATCCGCTTGCATCTCTGTATTCAGTAACACAATTACTAGCAGGAAAAAAATTGTCACAAATTTAATTAAAATCATTTGAATGGAGAATACAATGTTTAAACAATTACAATTGCCAGTACATGAAATAGAATTGCCAGTTACAAAACAAAAAGTAAGAATCAGACCCTTTACGGTAAAGGAAAACAAAATATTATTGATGGCGCTAGAGACAGAAAGTGTCGATCAAATGATTATAGCAACAAAACAAATAGTATCAAATTGTATAGTGCATCCAGAATTAGATGTAGACAAAATGGCATTCTACGATCTGGAGTTTATTCTATTAAACATAAGAGCCGCATCAATATCGGAAATTTTGACCCTAAATCTATCACCAACAGACAGACCAGATTGCGATGAGTGCAAAAAATCAAAATCGATAGAAGTTAATTTAAACTCAGTAAAAGTTTTTATACCGGAAAATTATAATAAAAAAATAAAACTAGATTGTGGGCTGACGGTTTGCATGAAAGACCCCACCTATGAAACCATTTCAAAGTTTAAAGAATTAAACTCACCGGATGTTGAATCGGTTTTTAATTTTGTCTCGGAGTGCATAAAAACTATATCAGACGAACAAACAGTCTATGATATAGAAGCAATGGAGGTATCAAAAGAAGAAGTATTAAAATTCATAGAGTCTTTACCAATAAAAGATTTTAATAAAATAGAAAAATTCTTTGAAGATTTACCAAGACTTGAGCACGTTGTATCTTGGGAGTGTTCTTCCTGTCAAACCAAAAGAAACTATGAAATGAGAGGTATAGAATCTTTTTTAGAATAATGCTGGGTCATGAGTCACTATTTTCTCATTACCAAAATAATTTTTCCATGATTCAGCATCATAAATACTCATTAAGAGAAATCGAAGAAATGATTCCCTTAGAAAGAGAAATCTACATTGCATTATTAAATGATTGGATAGAACAAGAAAATGAAAGAATAAAGAAAGCTATGAAATAAAATTCTATGAAAGATAAAGCCACTAAAACAAAAAATAAAGGTTTGGTTGCATCTGCAATAGAAAGACAAGGACTTAAACCCAATAAACCACACAATAAAGAAATAGTGGCATTAGGGGGTGCACCTAGATTCGAGGAAGATATCGAAGACAAAACGGATACAAAAATTGATGAAAGCTCTGTAGAAATTAGTGATACGTGGAGAAATAGAAGAAGAATGGCATATTTTTCTTTATTTTCTATTATGCTTGTAACTTATTGGGCACTTTTTGTCGTGCCCGAATCGAGATTGAAAATTTTAGGAGAAGTTATAACTTGGTTTTATTTCGTTATGGCATCTGTGGTCGGTGGATACGTAGGATTCTCTGCATTTGAGAAAAAATGGAATTCAAATTCAAAGAATAAGTAAGGCACTAAGATGGAAGGCTCTTTATCACCGATAATTTACAAAGCACAAACTCACGATGGACCCAAAACCATCGAATTAAAGAGATCTGACAAAAACAAGTGGACTGTAGAAGGAGAGGAGAATGCCGAAACCTCCACATCAACAGTATTGCCCCATTTGATGTCAGAAAGAAATCAAGCTAAAAATAATAATTTAAAATCTCAAAAAAATCCGTATGGTCAATTAACCTTAGCAGGTATGGGAGGTGCACTAAAGTCCATTTCGCCTGCATTTGCACTAGGACTTGCATCTTTTGGACCAAATACTCAAAAATTAATGGCATTGGCGGCCGCCGGCTACGGAGTGTATAAGGAGGCAAAACAAGGCTCAAACGAAAGAAGAGAAAAATATAGAGAATGGGCAGAAAATCAAAATGACGTAAATCTACAAAGAATGAAGCCTCCTGTATTTGCCGATGTTAATGCAGCGGGTGCATATGGAGCACAAGCAGACACCGAGACTGGTAAACAAATTGTAAAACAACTACAAATTTCAAATAACTTACAAAGAGAATACTTAGATTTTCTATATGATCAAAGAGAAGCTGGCACAAAACCAGAAGGTTCCGCATTTAAAGAAAAAATTAAAAATAAAGAAGATCAAACCGATAAAATTCAAGAACAAAGTCAATCGTTTTTTGGTAAAATAAAAGATTTTATATTTGGAATAGGTTCAGCAACTGCGGCGTTATCTTTATTTCCAAAATCTATTAAAAAAATCATTTCAGCTATAACATCAATAGTTGGGGGTTTGGCTGGTGGGAAGGTCGTAAAATCAATCGCAAAGGTGGCCACAAAGGCCGCTAAATCGGTAAGTAGTGTCGCAAAGGTTGCAACAAGTGCTATCACAAAAGGTATAGCAAAAACTGGTGCTGGAAAAATTATATCAAAGTCTGCAAAATCTGCGTTTGAAAAAATAGCACCAAAAGTTATTGGTAAAAATGTTGGTAAATCTGCATTGAAAAAAATACCAATAGCGGGTGCCATAGCCGGCGGACTGTTTGCAATACAAAGAGCCTTTGAGGGCGACTGGACTGGAGCCGGAATGGAAATAGCATCCGGTGCGGCCAGCACCATACCTGGTCTTGGAACCGCAGCATCTGTAGGAATAGATCTTGCATTGGCGGCAAGGGATGTATCACAAGAAGGCGATGGTATTAGTGTATCATCCGAATCTGCTACAAACGTAATGCCTGCACCACAACCGGCCCCCATGCCAAGATCTAATGTAATGAATCGTCGCAGTAGTATCAGAACATCAGGCGGTGTTGCCGGTATGATACCTCCTGCGCCGATACCGGCACCAAAGACAAAAGGCAAACTTGAGCCTGAGATGCAAGCAATGCTAACCGGCGTTGCCGAAAAACACGGAATAGATCCTGCGGCCTTTATTGCAATGGCGGGACACGAATCTGGATTTAACCCTAGTGCGGTCAGTCCAACCGGTGCTATGGGACTGTTTCAGTTTACAAAAGGAACTGGAAGACAGTATGCAGAAAAATTAGGATTCGGTGGAGATTTAAATGAAATAAGAATGGACCCTGTGAAAAATGCGGAAATGGCAGCCGCATTATATAAAGATAATTTGAAATCTATGCAAGGTGTGATGAAGGAAAGCGGATTTACGGACGAAGCAACGGCCGCATATCTTGCACACAACCTAGGTGCAGGAGGAGCTAAGTCATTATTGAGACAATATGGAGCAAATCCGAATGCACCTCTGCAATTGACCAGAGATATGGCTTTAAATCCTGCCAATTTTAGAGGAGTGGCAACACCTGCCCAGGCACTTCAAAGATTATCTAACGTTGCAGGCAGTTCTTCCGCCGAGGCTTATAGGCAAAAATATCAAATTGGTCAAATGAGTGTGTCACCATCTGTTCAAAATATGTCCGTTGAACCATCGGTACCCTCTATGTCACGAGCACTTGCAAGCAATTCTGCTCAGAATGCAGGATTGCAAACCTCTATGAATGCAAGAACCACACAATCATCACCAGTTATTATGAATAATATGTCGAGTGGAGGAGGAAATGGTGGCGCCTCGACACCACCAAGGGGTAATATTAAACCAAGACCAGAAGAGCCATATTTTTATGAATTGCAGAAAAAGGCATTATTAAGTTCCGTTTCCTAAAACGTAGAATCGATATCTCTGAGACAGTTCATCGTTTTTGATATGTTATTGAAGTTTCCTGATATGTGTAGTTTATACATGTTCAGTCCATCAATCTTTTTTAGAAATTCACTACTACAGTATACTTGTGAATTACAGCATACGGACAAAGAACTATTCGTCCTTCTGGTGCCTTTCTCACTAGATTCATATTTGCCCCATACCCTGTGCGATGTATAGTTTTGTTTGAATTCTGGATTACCAAACTCAAACAACTTTTGATCGTTTGGTTCAGTCTTTTTAGGTGACGAGAAGATTACAAGGACCAGAACAGTTAAGGCAATTGAAACAAAGACAGGAAACGAAAATACAAAATACCAAAACAAACGATCTTTTTTCATTTTTTTCTCCATCATATTAATGTGGGTGGTAACACCACCCACACATCAGTATAGTTAAACGCCGTCAACTTTACTCATCAATTGATTTAGAAATTCAAATTCATCACTTTCATCAGTCGTGGAAGCAAATGGACTTGGCGAATCATCCTCATCTTCTTCAGTAAAGACAGGCGCTACAGGTTTATTTGGTATGACAGCATTTTCTGGCGCTCTCTTACCATCAGAACCGGTCACTCTCAAGAATCTTGCTTCAAGTTCCTCATAGGTCTTGAATTGATCTGGAGCAACGATAGCTTGTAAACTATGACATCTAGACCATAATTCATCATAGTCTGAATCTGAACCATTGTCAATAACTTCCGAAGGTTCATCCCATTCACAAGTATCAAAATTAGCATAACCAGAAACCTTTCTTATGTCAAGAACAAAGTTTCTGCCACTCCAAAAGTCAAATGGATCTGTTGGCTTTTTTGGCTTTAATCCAGTTTGTGGTGGTAAGATTAGTGAGCTAACCTTCTCGAATATCTTAATGCCGTACTTGAATAAGAACACTTGACCATTGTTCTCAGGCTTCGCAGGATCGTTTATCACTAGAACATTTGACACATAATGCAGTCTTCGCTTGCGTTCTCTCACCGTGCGTCTTTCTGGAGAATTATCATCAGAAGTGGCATTCCACAACTTTCCATTTGATTCAGCCACCGGGTCTTTTGCGCCCAAGGTAGTTAAAGATCTTTCGATATACCAGCCGCCTGGACCTTTAAATGCGTGATCCCAATACTTAACGAATGGAGCATTTTCACCCTTTGGTGCTGGCAGAAATCGAATAATCGCTGAACCATTTCCAGCCTTATCTAGCGTTGCCTTCCAATACTTATTATCTTCAGTTGAATTATCTTTGCCTTTAGAAAGATCTTCTAATTGCTTCTGCAAAGATTCTAAATTAGATTTATGACTTGATCTGAGATCAGATATTGATTTTGCCATTTTATTATTCCCTTTTATTATTATTAAACTTATCCACAGAACACATATTAATGATGACATCTTTATACATTGATTGCTTTTTGATGTCAACAAATTTTTCGTACTTTGTCCAGATTTTTAAAGATTCACACAAAACTATATCATCATAGTATTTTGACCAAATTTGAAAAATATTCAAAAGTTTGTGTAGAATTATTAAGGTTTCTAATTTAATCTCGCCTTTTCTGGTCATTCTATACACCACGGGCAATTCTTCCGAGTTTGGTGATAGCATACTATTGAAATCGCCAGTCTGTATTATGTTATGCATGTCATTCTTAAAGTTGTATGACAATGCAGACAGATCTTTTATCTTATTATGATAATTTTCTTCACTACCGCTTTCAAGTAAATTGTTTAGCCATATGTTTGGATTTTTTATTAGATTTGATATGCATAACCATTTGTACGATTCTATATCATATCTTTTCATTAATGCAAAACAGGTCAACTCATTATTTTTCATGTAAGTCTTAGAGATCTTACAATTGCCAGAATATTTAAAATAATCGTACTTCGTGGTGAAATGTTTCTGTAAAGCTCTAAACATTACATAATAATTTTCAACTTTGCTCATCAGAATAATTTTTTTGAATTCTTTTTTGTTTTGGTTCTAATTAGATTTAATTGAATGGCTTCTTGTTTTAATGAGAAGCTAATGTTTGGTGTGATTAGTTTTTTGATCACGGTATGATCGACATCATATTCATTGGTAAATTCCATAATAGCCTCAAGATATGTCAAGCCGGTTTGAACCTTAGCTTCGACCATCATCGAAAACTTCTCTGGCGTTAATATTTTAACTTGATTTGTGGCCGTATCTAAACACTCCATTTGCTTTTTTCTCGCCATCAGAATTTGTCCATAGTCAAATATTATACTAAACCGTATCGAGAAAAAAGTCAAATAAAATGTTCATTATTTTTTAAATATGTTACTTTTTGAACATATTTTTTGCTACCGTCTTATAATGCTCTTTGATCTTTGCTACGATCTTTTCGGCCATAACCTTCTTGAAAGATTCTTCGGCTTTTACGGCATCATTATTTTTGACGGACTTTAATAATTCTTTTAGTGCATCTTTACTCGACATGTTTAGCTTCCTATAAATTGAGCATTTATGTTGTGGTATATATATTCAATCTTTTTATGTAAATCATCCACACTCGAATCATTATTTATAATGTGATTCCATTCGCCGAAATCGGATAAAGCCAATTCGGATTCATTTTGTGCTCCAGGTAGCGGCGCATCATCTAGTTCTGGTCTATCTATTCTTATAGTAACTATTCTTGCATTACAATCTTCAAGTGACTTTTTGGTGTAATAATATTCGTTTGGATATCTAAAATCTGTTATTACAACTTTATTGAGCCCTGAATTTTTGACTTCTTCACAAACCTGTCTAACCCAAATATGTGGATCTCTATTTCTTTGCTCTCTGCCAAAATCTTGCAATATTTGTCTAGGCGTAAGATTGTATCTTGTATCAACCACGGATTTAAGTTCTGTGCTCAACTGTTCCCAAGACATATTGTACAATTTGCCAACGTGGTGTCTAAGCGCATCGGCAAATGCAAATCTCTTAAATCCGTGCTTCTCTATCAAATGTAATGCAGCAGTATCTTTGCCACGATACATTCTGTGACCAAACATAATCACCAACATAATAAACTCCAATATGATAAATGACAGGTGATTATAATACACCTAGTCGCATTTTTGCAAGTAAATATTTCTTTACAAAGCCTGATCTTACGATATCATCTATTGTAAATTTTACACAACCAAACTCTTCCATATCATGTACAATAGATATCAGTTCATTAATACCAGTTTCCATCTTTTTATGCATTTGCAAATCATTTTGTGCAGTGTCACCACATAATATCAATCTTGTGTTTTTACCAACTCGTGTCAACAGAGAATCTATTTCATGAAATGTACAGTTTTGTGCTTCATCTAATATTATGATTGCATCGTCTATGTTTAAACCTCTTATGTAAGAAGTTGACATAAACTCATAATATCCCTTTGTTTTCAGTATATCGTAGGTGTCGGCTCTTAGTGTCATGTGTTTAAAAATATCTCTATATGGCATTTCATACAGAGCCATTTTTTCTGCTAATGAACCAGGAAGAAATCCCTGATCTCTAGTAGTAACGGCACTTCTGACGATATAAATTTTGTTCACGGTTCCAGCTTTTAATTCTTTTAGTGCAAAATAAATTGCCAAAAAAGTTTTACCGGACCCTGCGGCACCAAATAATAACAAATTTTTATCATTTGACCAATGTTCAAATGCTAATTTTTGATTTTCTGTTATTGGCTCTATGAACTTTAAATCGTACATGCGCCTCAATAATTTTTTTTGTCGTCTTCTCTTATCTTCTATTTTAATTGATCTATCTTCAATTTCAGCATTTTCAATATTTTCAAATTCAGATAAATCAATATCTTCTAGGTTGTACTTTAGGTAGTTATTATCGTTTTTCATTTATACTTGAATGTTTGCCTTTGGACCTAGCCTCTTCTTCATTTCCTGCATTCTTTCAGTAAATGCTCCATGAGGCTTTTTTACACCGATACGAATTGGATCTGCTATTAGTGGCGAACCCACGATAAGCAGTATTGATTGTTCTGTGTTACATTGAGGGCAAGGAGACAAAGTAGGTAGATTGCGGTCATCGATTTTTAAAACCTCCTCGAAAGTGTGTAGGCATTGTTGACATTGATAATCGTATGTTGGCATACAATGTATCTCCATTTATTTATTAAAATTCGAGACTTTCATTTCAACTTTTTTTCTTAATAGTATTAAATACTATTCTTGTAAACTTAATTTAACTATAACACACTATTGATTTCTAATCAAGTGTAGTTGTTGTTTATATAAATTTATTTGTTCTTGTGAAGTCGTATAATACTTAGGTTCGCAAAGATTCCATACTAAACCTTTATGATTATGCTTTAATAATTGAGGGTCAAGTTTATGTTGAAAATAATGTTGCAATTCATGTCTATACACCTTTGCTATATCATAATTTTCCACAAGAAATATTGTTTCGGTTTCAGGATGATATAATCCTACTATGGATAAGAAGCCCATATTACCGATTCTTATCGGACTAAAATTCATGTAATTTTCTTCACTGAAGAATACATCAGGTGAGCCATGTGGAAGCACAAAACATCTAGGTGGTGTTGAAACACTATCCGGTAATGTTTTGTTGTATTCCGATACAAATGCTAAATTTGAACAAGATTTGGCCTTATCAAATTGCTGCATTTCATTTATGTACTCAGCACATGGTCTAACTTCCGACCATCTAGTTTTACTGAAAATTTCGTGTATGACAGGATTTCTTTTTATAGCGTCTGTTGCAACTCCAGAATTGGGCAATGGTTCGCTTAAATCAATGAACAGTGAAAAGCAGTAAAACGTAAAATGAAAGGTCAGCAAAAACAAAGACAAATGAAAAACAAATTTAGAAACCGACCTTAGAATATTTTTCTTCGACATAAAATCCTAAAAAAAGGTATCAGGAAAAACTGATTGTAATTCCTTTTTCGTTAAACCCAAGTCAAGATTTTTGTCTTTTACACTGACTAATATTGTTGCATCTCTAGTATTCAATTTGCCCAAAATTTTTAAAAAATTCATTTCTCTTTTAACTTTGGTCATGTGAGTATTAGCAGACAAAAAATTCTTGTACTCTTTATATATAGTCGAAAGATTGGCAGGCGCCTCTTCATGTGGCCACGACTTTATGGAACCTTCTGGTACACCTTCGGCCAAATCGTGCTTAACAATCGGATTTGCATCAAATTGAAGCCTCAGTAATGTTCTTAATGCAAGTGTATCATGTTCTTTGAGAAGTTTCTTTTTGTCTGCCTTTTTGATTTCTTTCCTTACCGCATCTATCACATCACCCACAGTTCTTATTTTAGAAGTCATTGATATCCTCCAATAACAAATTTAATTGATTCTCGACAAAATATGGAAATAATTTATTCCTACTAGGTATTATGTATGACGAATAATTTTGTCTAACCTTATCCTTTATATCTTCTGGTATTTTTGTAAGATCAATTATTTGTTCATTTCTTTTAAAGTTTCTAAACATTATATCATCACAAAATGTTTTTGGATCAGACTTGAGCCAAGTTGCAAGTTTCTCTTTGCGAATTGGTTTCTGACTTTTATCGGAAACAAATGTGTCATCGGCTGATAAGAAGTTTGGTACACCATCACCTCTATCGCCCTGTAGTATATGTTCCTTTAAAAATTCCAAAGGATTTGGATGATTCAAGAACCTATTCATAAATGGTGAATATTGTCTGATGTTATCAAATCTCTGCAATTGCACAAAATCTTTATCAGCGGAAACTATCATCACACTTTCGCCAGAACGAGATTTATCTATTGAGAGTGTGGCAATAATATCATCAGCTTCGGCCTTTTCGACACGTATTACTTTGTACGGAAAGGTTTCCGAGACTTCGTTTCTTATCTTGTTTAGACAATTGAAAATTAAATTCCAATCAAATTCGGAATCATCTCTCCACTTCTTTCTTTGTGCTTTGTAGTATGGAAAAAAATCTTTGCGCCAGTAATTTTTATCGTCGGCAGCTAAAACAATTTCTTTGTATTCTGGAAACTTTTTCTTTAGATGTAGTATGTTCGATAGTACTATGTGTCTTACTAAATTCTCATTTATTTCTTTTGTCTTGTCACTCTTTAATTGTGCCATCAACGATGAGATGATGATCTGATTAAAATCTATAATTAGCATTTTTATCTCCGAATTATGGAGATTCCTATTTTTCTAATGTTTTGTGCCAATCCTCAAATGTATCTTCGGCGCAACGAATGGCAAATGCTTCTACATTATCGTTCCACTCATCCGTTACACGAAAAATACAATATCTCCAAGCCGATACCCAAATGTGCATTCTCTCTTTCTTTAGCTTGGATTTAACCTTTGATTCGATATGATTGACGTGAATTAAGTCTTGCACTACAAAACCTAATATTAAGCCTACTACGAATGCAACGGCTATCGATATTGTCCAAAAATTTAAATCCATAGGAAAACTCTATTTAATACTATTATATATTAACACGACTCTAAAGCATAATCAAACTTTTTTGCAAAATTTTCATACAATTCTATTAAACTATTAATATGATTAGAACTTTCCTTGGAGCTTAATTCCAAAGCCTTTTTGTATTGTTCTTGCAAAGTCCAATGTGTAATGTTTACATCATTTTTATCTATCACAAATTGTTTATTGAAGTATCTATTTGAAACATATTTGCTTAATATGAATTCATTACCACGCCTCATCATAAAACGCATATAAAGTTTTTTGGCATAATCACTCGACATCTCCAAACCTTGGAGTTTATTTTCATGTATCGCCTTTCTAAGAATTTCTATTTCAGAATATGGCATCAAATAAATGTGATTTTCTACATCACACACTTGTCTATCAAAAAATGTTTCAACATTATAATAAGATTGCTCTTCACTATGAACGAAATTTATGGCTGCAACAATTTCATTATTATTTGTATATCTACGCAATGGAATAAAAGATGACAAATCTTTTTTGAACCAATGTACGGCGCTCCTGCCTAAAGATTTGTAATCAACGGAAAGATCCAACCACAAAGAGTAACTTTTATTTTCGGATATTTTTACAACAGGTGTTTCCATCAACTTGCCGTTCTTAAACGTGGCAATATATGTTGCAGGCAATTCTTCTTTAGAAAACTTGACATTTTCATACGTATTAAAATTTACAGTAAGTTTAGCATCTTGCTCAAAGAAGTTTAATAAATTTATTGTGTGTTCTACATCAGAAAGAGAATTGTGAAAAGATTGATCATCACAATTTAGCCATTCTTTTACTAAGGTAGACAATTTAAAATTTGAAGGAATTTTATCTGGACGTAAAGCACAATACTTTTTAGCCAAATGTATGGTATCGGCAAATGATAGGTTTCTTCCGAAGTAAGGATTAAATCCGTTTCTTATTAATGAAGTCCTCAGAAAATGCAAATCAAACTTTGCAATATTATGTCCGACCATAACTACTTGCTTTTGACTATTTTCTATTATATTAATCAAAAACGAATGTATTTTAGACATAGCTTGAAATTCATCGTCAAGTTTTCCCTGAAGATGATCTGATATATTAATCTTTGTGGTGTTTATGGCATCTACTGATGGCAATTGTCCAGGACTCAATTCAATATCACCAATCAATTCTTCTCGACTTCCATTATCGTGCAAACAAACAAATGCGTAATTTAAAATTTGACCGCAAGGAAACAAATCAGTAGTTTCTAAATCAAAAACAATTTTGGTCATATAATTTACTCAATTGGTTCTATTGGTGTAGTAGGAGTAAGTCCAAAATACGCATTTAAATAATCTGCCAGTGCAGTCTTTACTTCAATATTACTAGGATCATTAATTGCATTAGAAATGCCAGTGGCAAAACTATTCCTAAATTCGCTATTACCACCTCCTGAAAAAACAGAAGAAAATGAAGAACCGCTTAACAACATTGAAACAAAATTACCAACATTATCAGTCAATAATTTTGCAACGTATTGCTCAACGATTTCTTGAAATAAATTTATTTGTGCAAGTTCTTGTGCAATCTTTTGATAATTTTCTTGATTGCTTAGTTTGCTATCTACGGAAGGAGAATCTACATCCAATCCATATTTTGATGCTTTTGTCATTTGACATTCCTAATTAAAAAGTCCATATTTACAAATAAAGTATGAATCTACAACATCCGAACATGGACTCTTATCCGAAGTTTTGCAATTCAAAATATCGCACAAATTCAAATTTGTGTCAAGAACAAAGTGATCGTACATTAAACTTTTATTTGCATTGCCCTTTCCAGTGGCAAACTTTTTAACTACAGTGGGTGGTACAATATTACAAGAATATCCAGCAGAAAACAATCTCCATTTTAATATTCCGCCATTTTCTCCAATATTGTACACTTGACCAGTCGAACCAAATGAATATCCTTCCAAATTGATTGATTGTGGTGAATATTTTTCTATTATAGAGAGAATATAGCTTGATATGTTTCCATATCTCTCCATGTCAGTTTGCCAATCGGCATAGTGTGTTCCTACAAAGTTCTTATCACCGAAGACTGATTTCTTATTTGAAGTATAGTAGTGGAATATACAATTTTTCCAATTCCAATTTTTGCCTATATGTACAGTTATGGCAGGACATGTAATCGATAAATCTATGCCAATCGTTACATACTTATTCTTCATTCAAAGGTTCTTTCACCAAGTTTTCACAAATCTTACACAGATTCGATTTATTATATTTAAAAACATTATTTGGATATTTTTGTGTTTTACACTCACCACAACAAGTAGAGGACAAACTTGCTCTCCAGTTTGCCATATAGTTTATCCTCCGCTTATCGTCAATGCTCGCCTTGCTCCAATGTTGAACTTCATAAGTAGTTCTATGACAAAATTCACATACTGAATTCAGTAAAATTTCTTCATCAGTCATAGATTGAAAACTCATCGTTTTTCTCCAAGAAGCTCTTTCATTTATTTTCAACTTTTCTTCGTCAGTTGAATGTGACCAAGATGTTATTTCATTTATTGTTCTATAACAGCCCAGACAAATTCCACGTTTTAAGCTACACGATTTTGTACAAGGCGAACATATCATATCATTTCCTATGAAATTTCACAATTATTTCCAACGCAAGCAAATTCCTGTGAAGAGGTTGTCGTATCAATTTTTTCGTATTCAGAAAGTTTACTACTCCAATTTACATTTTTAGGCATCTTCTTAGACAGTTCTTCATATTCTTCTACTGTACATTCTTGAAAAGGTGCTTGCTTATACACGTGATCACTATAAGGTAAAAACGAAATTCCGCATATCTGACTAAAGTTTTTATAAACCCAAGATGATACCTCAATCCATTCATTTTCCTTTACCGATATAGTAACCGATGGATTATGTTCGCACCAGTTTTCATAATATGTTTGCCATAGACTAAGATGATCTATAGCATTTAAATCTTCCTTTGTCAAACATTTCTCTGGGGATTTAATTGGAAAGGAAAATACAGTAACGTGATCTGGTCTCATCACACACGCTTCATGTGGAAATCCCATATCCTTCATCATTTGACACAATGGATCTTTATTGTCAGCCCTAACCGTTCTGATGTAATATTCAGAGTGTCTTGGATGTATACCAGATGCACTATTAACCAGAGCGGAAACTGTACCGGATGGTTTGATACAAGTCGTGGCAACGGATGCATTAATACCAAGTTTTTCTGCCAAATTATGATTAATCTCTATGCAATAATTTCTCATATCCTTCAAGAAGTCTTTTAGATCTTCCGTGGCGTGTGCAGTAAAGTTATTGTCTAATATACCAGTCAACGAAACGCCAAGTAGTCTTTCCTCTTCACAATTCAATTTCCACTTTTTGGAAATATATTTGAAGTCGGTTAGCGTTGATTGAATAGTTCCTAGTATTGTTGCTATTTTTATTTTCCTTTGCAAGTCTTCTTTACTGTCTGTAGATCTAATAACAACTTCAGACAAATTGCAAAATTGATTAGATCTCAACAATATTTCACCACAAGGATTTGTTCCAAAATTATGATTAGATTCTCTTCGTCCAAACTTTTCTGCTTGTTTTTGTGCAGACATTCTATTAAATATTCCACGTTCTCCGGACTTACTATCGTACAAAGATTTCCATTCATCCATAAAAATGCCTACATCTGGCATTTCAGTATATGCGGCTGAATTATTCGCAAGTGCTCTCTGTGGATTTTCTATCCACCACTGTCCGTTTTTGGCGTGTCTCATCCTGTCATCGGATAGATTAGACAGTGATATTAAAGCAGATCTTCTAACACCACCTACAACGACAATTTCGGCAATCTTACAAACAATATCGTGACATTCTATAGATTGAAGTTTGCGACCTCTAGCTTGCTTGAATATTCTAATTAAAAATTTAAACAATTCAACTAATGGTTCTGGACCCGATGCTCTACCACCAAAAGTTTTTAATGGTGCTCCCGCAGGTCTTACCTTAGAAACATCCCATCTCGCAATTTGTCCTGTGTAAAGCATTGCAATTAATTCTTTCAATGCTTTTGCCCATCCAATCTTGCTATCAGCTACAACTATCGTAGTATCGGTTTCGTATAACTCTTCTGGAACTTCTGGTAGTTTACTCACAAATTGTCTTTCAACGGAGAAACCTACGCCAGTTCCATTCATTAGAACATATAGAATTTCATCAAATGCTCTAGGTGTATCGATTGCAATAAAGGAGCAATTGTATCCGGCAACATGACATCTCTCCAATGCAGGCCCTGCTGTCATCAAAGCTCTCATCGAGGGCATCACTTCCAAATTTAATACCGCTTCTTCTAATTCCTTCCTTTCTTCAAAAGAGAATGAAAATGCAAAATTTTCTTTTAGATGTTTATCAAAAAAATCGAAATATCTCTTGACCGTTTCTTCCCATGTTTCCCTTCGATTCTTATCTGGTAACCACCTTGAATATCGACTTAAATGAATGTAAGTCTGGTAGTCCGTAGGAAGAGACTTCGACATAATAACCCCCAAGTATAAAAAAAAAAGAATTGTATTATTTTTCCATCTTTGCAAGACGATCATAATAATCAGGAAGTTCTTTGAGATGTGCTAATGCAACTTTTGCAATCTTATGAAAATCGTGTGAACCTGGAATAACATCGGTTTCGGAACTATCGTCGTGTTCTTGTTCGACTTCCATTCCCTTTCTTAATTGCTCTAAATCTATATCATTCCAATTGACGTTTAGCTCGTCGCCAACTTTCTTTGCGAATTCTTTACTAATAGATTTCTTTTCTGTGATGAATGAGGAAAATGATTTCATAATTAACACACTAAAAAACAATGTGATGTATTTATAGAACTAACCTAAAACTAATTTATTAATTTTTGAAATAAATTCAGAAAATTCTCTTTTATTTTCAAATAATGATTTAGTCAAAGTTTCTATTTTTTCCGAAGAGAGAGTATCATGTTTCAGTACATCACGCAATACAATTTTGAGTGCTTCTATATCTTTTTTATGTAATTGCATAGAGTGTAAAGTATATTCATCAAATGATTCTACAGTAACAGGAACTATAGGTTTAATTAATTCTAGTAATGCTTCAGCATAAACTCTTATTTCATATTGTGCATGATCGTCTAATCTTAGTCTCAAGAAATGCAAAAGATTATGTAAATCTACGGATGCGTACATTTCGGTATATTGAGATAATGGCAGATTAATTCTAGCCAGTTCTCTTCTCATTCCGGTACCGAGTAGTTTTTCATACTGATTGCGAATAGTTTTTTGTTCATTCTCAAACACTTCTTTCCAAGACCAAGAATCTGCCATTTGTTCTGGAGTAAAACAATCCCACCAATCATTAGGATTCTTAATGTTCAAAGTAGTTATCTGATCATTCGTACCACCTTGTTTATTGTTTGGATTTTGAAAGGTGCAATGCTCTTCTTGCGGTACATAAAATTCGTCTGGCATCTCAGAGTATCTACCAGATATCTGATTAAAGGACCAAGTTCTATGGCGAACCCACTGATTAGAGACAAAAATTGGCAATTTTACGTGGAAGGTGAATGTTACCATTTCAAATGGACTTGTGTGCTTGTTCCTCCACAGATATCGAATTAAGTTTTTATCATCTTGTACGCTCTTTGTACCCTTAGCATATGAAACTCTAGCAGATCTTGCGATAGTATTATCATCGCCCATATGATCGACTAATCTGACAAATCCTTTATCAAGCACTTTGATTTCTGTCATATTACCTCAAACTTTTTTCCATCTAGTAAATTCTAGTCGTGCTCTAACACCCGAAAAGGTATTATCTTCTATCATTCTTTCGATGTCAACGCCCGTATTTGCAACATCATTAAAATCTTTACCTAGTATATTATTTGGCCATATAAAAACACGAAAACCATTATCAATTGCTTCTTCGATCAGTTTAACAATTTCTCGACTTCTAGGTTCATTGTCCCAACAAAAAACCGTATTCTCTATATTAAGTTGTGGTAGTATCTTCTTCGCTCTCTTTAAATCGGAAGATGCAACGGCTAAACCATTCTTCAGGAACAAAGAATCAATTGGACCTTCAACAATTTTTGTGGTAATATTTCTATTCCATTGATCGAGTCCAAAAATCATAGACTCTACTTCTGGATGCTTTACGGTTTCGTATCTTAAATTTTCTTTAGGATCTATGCTTCTGCCTTGTGCGCCGACAAGATTACCTTCTATGTCATAGAAAGGTAGTAGCAACTTTGCAGATTCGGAAACTTTTGAATATTTTTCGCCAAATTGTTCAACGCACCATCGTCTAAAGTTAGGACAAGAATATACCCTCTTTATCGCTGTAAGTTTTAATCCACGAGCTAATGCGTATCTTGTAACGTCATCTTTACTATCGTATAGAGTTTTTAAATTTATATCTTTATATTTGGTTTCAACCTTTTCCTTCTTCGGTTGAATCGATTTTATCGGAGAATCATTCAATCGCTCAAGTGAGTATTGAGAATACAATGTAGGATTTAATTGCTGTAAAACTTGACTGAAGAATCCACTATATGAACAGTTGTGACATTTATATGCTATACCTTTATCGACTTCATAAAAGTAACCTCTGGCTTTTAATTTGTTTTTTTGAGAATCGCCACAGAGAGGACATCTACAATTATATACGTGATTACCCTTATCCGAGAATCTACTCAGAGAGGTTGATAGAATCATCAAATACTTTTGATCTAGATAAAACATTATAATTATTATTTTTCATAATATTCTTTATACAGAATAACAGTTTTTCTGTATTCACGCAATACATTTTCTATCTTTTGTATGTTTACAGATAAATTCTTATAGTCATCGCCGGTCAATCCTATTAGTACTGGCGTTTCTCCTTTGGATTCCATAAGACGAAAAACTTCTTCTACGTTGTCTTTATGTACAACAATAAATTTAACAGAGTCTAGTTTTAACTCATCTGGTAAAGTTAGATTTAATTTTGGTTTATTGTGTGGCAATTTATTTGAATGTGCGGAACAACCACAAAATAAAATGATTAAAATTAGAATTAATCTTCGCATAATTCACCTTTAACTAATTTCTCAAAACATTTTAATTTCTTTTCGGTCGCTTCGTTTATTCGCTTCTCCACCATAGGTGTTTTACTTTTTGCAAGTTCTTCTAAACTCTTTTTCTTTTGATTCTCTCTGTAGATAGTCTTACGCAATTCTTCTAACTTGGACACACTTCTTTGCCTTTCTACTTCCAATCTTTTCATACTTTTTGTAACGTTCTCATAATCTTGTCGAACATTATTCAGTGCTTCATTCAAGGTTCTAATTTCTATTGCTTGTTGTTCGGTTTTATCTCTTAAACTTTTGATAGTCCAATCTGTATACTTGTACCAACCAAACAGAGACAGTGAAACTAAGCCGTAAGCAAAGATTTTACTTCTAACAAACTTAAATAGTGCGGCATATAACAAAGCGGGGTCCATATTATCCTCTTTTCAGGAACCATTTTCCATCATTAATTCTTTTGTATTCCGGTCTTATTTCTTTCAATATGTATACTGTAGCATCAATTTGTTCTTTGATCAAGTTATTATCATCATTAATAATGGCTCTCATTTTCTTCCGATAAGTTCTATTTGGATATCCCAGAAAATATGACAATTCTTGCAATGGGTCTATGGAATCGGTTAGCCAAATTTGACCGTAGACATTATCTATGCCAATTTCTGTATAACCAGCATCTAGTCCTATGTCCCATAAGGTACCGTGAATATAACTTTCGTGTTCCCAAGTCAATAGTTCAAATCCTGGAAAAGGTTGATCTCTTAAATTAAAAGTATCAACCTTTAAGTTGTTATATATGAATATGGCCTGCATAGTGGAGTGAATAAGTAAAACAAACTATAATTATTTATGCTAATCGCATTAATTGATCATAGTAGAAGGCATTTCAACATTATCGTCCACCATATACGATAATGAAATAATTATTAATCCCATTTTAAATATTTCTTGCTTGTCCGCAGATTCGGTCAGCATTTGTTTAACTTCATTTAATATTTCTATTTGCTTAGACAACACGCTTAAATACCGATCACGCTCAAACTTGGTAAAAATATTATCTTTAGTTTCTAATATATTTTCTTGTAAGATTGAGATTACTTCTTTTGTGTTCATTGTTCTAGAGTTTCCTGTCTCTTTCCAAAAATTATTGTCGAACAGCTCAGATTAGGAACGCCACCTTCCACACCGTGAAAAGTTGACATAAAGATTCCTGGCTCAAAAATTCTTTGTTTTATGGTATCGGAATAATCTTTTTGACCTCTCAGATCAACGGAAACTATTGATTCAAAGTTTAATTGGAATTTGGTGATTATTTCGTTCTCTTCTTCTAAGATTTTGGTGATGACACCATAGAATGGATATATCTTTCCTTCTTCTAAATTTGCAACATCTTCGTATTTTAATGCGATATCATCATTTTCACTCATAAGATTCCTGTAGTTTCAGATTAATAAATGTACCGAATAATTGTATTATAGCAACATTTATTTGAAATTTGCAAACTTTTTTTTCTTTCTTGAGACCATTTGTAGAGGAGGTGAATACATTTGAACACCACCGCCGGCAACACTATTGACCGGAGCATCTTCTTTCTTCAATTCAGACTCAAGTGAATTTAATATTTCTTCTACATTATCGCAAGATTCAATTTCATCCAAAAAGTTTAAAAATTTTGACTCAACTACATTTTCTTTCAAATATGAATTGACATTCTTTTCTTCTTTTAATAACCACAATGCAGCAGCAAATGTGGCAATACGACTCTTGCCGAATGGTAATTTTTCTATCATCTTTTTGATATTAAAAATGACAACATCAAATAATGTGTATGCGTTTTCTTGTTCTGTTGTGGTGAACTTTTTTCTTGGAATTAAGTTTTTGCCTTGATCGTCTATGATTCCAAGTTTGTATGCTTTTGTTTTCTCGAACGGTGTTGTTAGTTTTTTTAAAAAGAAATACAAAAAACCAACATTAAAAACAAATGAAGACTCAGACAATATTACTTTATAAGTTTTCATATGCTTCTCAACTTTTCAACTATTGTAAAATCTATCATAATACGAGAAGAATCCACAGGAGATGTTCTAATATTATGTATATGCGTTGGCATATAATTCAAATACAAAAGAAAAGTTTTTAATTGAGGCCAGTATTTTTCTGGCAACTTAAAGAAGAGCATTTTGGTTGCGGATTCAACATCAAAGTAATTATAGAATGATATTAAATGATTTAACATCAATCTTTCTTTTATGTCTCCGGTTTTTTCGTACTTACAGATCAATCTATGAATATATCTAATTCTTCTTAGGTCTGAATGAAACTCTTTAAGATTCAAGCAAACTGGATTAGTATAACTCTTAGATGCAAAGAGTAAAAAATTACTATCTGTAAGTACGAAATATGTCATAAAAATTAAACACTTAAATCAATTTTATTTTTAATAATAACTATTTAATATACAACAATTTGATAGTTGCTGAATATCCACTGTAATTAGTTCCAACTATAATCCCTAATTGTCCTTGATATATTCTCGGTACAATGTGAGCAACACCGCCGCTTCCTACGGGTATATTAAAAGCATCGTAGCTAGTGTTCCCGTTTTGGCGAGCAATTCCAAAAATGCTAATAACTTTTGTGTTGTCGGCGGTTCCAAACAGTCCATAGAAATGCTCACCTGCACTTGCGGGTAGAGAAGCTATGTCTTTTTTAATTGCGTAAACTGTTTCTCCATTTGGTCCCAACTCGAAAGGGTAAACTTGTTCCGCATTGGACCACTGAAAGGGACTAATACCACCACCAGCTCCACCAGGAGCAACCATATAATCGCCTGTGGCATACGAAACGTGAATTTCATCATTCGTCAATGGAGGACTTAGGAATGTAATAGTAGATCCGACTATTGTGTAACTATTACCAGCACCAGGATCTTGTAATAGTCCATTGAGATAGACTTGCTCACTTCCCGCAACCGGTGTGTTTGCCAAAGTAAAAGTAACATTAGAACCATTTACTGAACCACTAGGAACCTCTCTAGTCACAAACGCATCGGATTCAAGATCGGTCACACGATTATTTAATTCGGTACCTCCTGCAATCTTACTTAAAGCAATGTTAGCATCAGACGCAATTTCTGTATTGGTTATAGAACCAGATCGTATTTGTTT